TTTGACGGTCGGGACTTGCATTAATCAACGTACTAAAAATATATGGAATTTACGGACTTGCTTTTAAAAACCGCCCCACGTTGCAGGTTGCAGGGCGGAAAAATTAAACTTCAATCTAAACTAATGTTTAACTCAAAAAGGGGTCTGTGAAAAACAATTAAAACAAATAGCCAATAGTATTTACAATAGTGCGTTTTTTGAATAGCACAAAAATACAAACAAAAATCCACACTTGCAAATATTTTTTTCACGTGAAACACGTTTTTTAATCTTACTTTACATTTTGTAAACGCGGCATCGGGAATTTTCGATACTTGTAAAATAATTTTTACACTAATTGCGCCGTACCACTCCGCGTGAATGTTTCTGCTGATACCTCGCTAATACGGTCGTTGCTATATATCGCAGCGCGTCCATTGAATGATTAAACGCATCAATGGCTCTGCCGGTCTTGTTGCCGTCTTTGTCGGTTTCCCAAACATAGTTCCTATATTCTTTTATCGTGTCGGTGCTGTCTTTCGTGATGCTCATATCGTCAACCTCTTGAATTACACCGATGCCAAAATTGATGCTGTCCGCGCCCTTGACTGATGGCTGCACGTGATAGCCAAATTGGTTTATTTCTGCAATAGATTTTGGCTCGGCGCAATCCGCTACAATGACAGTTGACGGCGGAATGTTGTTTGCTTTCAACATCGCCGCAATATCTCTGTTAGTCATTCCAGATTGATAGCATAATTGATTGATGATAATGCCGCCGTTGTATCGCCAAAGTTCTATTGCCGTGGTCGGGTCGTTGGTAAATCCAAAGTCAATGCCGATGCCAAGGCGCACCGCGTCAGGCGGGATTTTATCAATCAGTTTCCAATTACTGAAAATACAGCCTTGAACGCTGCCGATTTCACCGCGTCCATAGACTTTCCACCAATTAGCCCAATAAGGCGATTTGATGTTTTTTCCGTTGAATAGGTCGGGCGCGTCGGGATTGAAAAACGCTTTTTCTTTTGCCTTTTCGATTTCCTTTACGACAATAGGGCTTAATGCCTCGTTATCCTTGTATGTTAATACAAGTGTTTCAACGTCTGCATCGTTGGCAAGTTCGGTATGTACCCAAAACTCGGAAGTCGGATTAAAGTCAAGCCATATTACTTTTTTTGTACGGATTGCAAGTTGATAATATGTTTCAAAGTCAACGGCGTTACATTCGTTGATGTAGAGAATATCACGGCGCGGTCCTCTAACTTTCGATTGTTTGTCCGCGCTGAAAAACTCAATGAAACTGCCGTTTGTGAATGTGTATGTAAAATTTGATTTATTCCAATGATCATCAATGTAGCGTCCGGTCGCTTGCATAATCTTTAAAAAATCCCTCATCGCGCCTTTGCGCAAATGCGGTATGCTCTCGGACACGATGGATATTTCAAGGCGTTTGCGGCTTGCAACGTCAATCAAGATTGGAATGATGCCAAAGGTCTTGCCCGCCGAAGTTCCGCCCGGCACGATGCGAACCCTCGCCGACATTTGCCGCAATTTTTCTATCGCGGTCGTATATACAAAGCCGTCAACACTCCTTACTTTCGTCATAGTCACCAAAAAGCGGTTGCTCTACTTGCACCGATACGGCATTTTCCACGCGCTCAACATATCCACGATGCTTGCCTTTTGTTTTGAGGAAAAAGATAATCGCCGTCGTGTCGCCTTGCTGCATCTTGATGTTAAGCATATCTTCGGCGAAGTCGAGCCTTACGTTTTCCAAATCGTCAACGGCTTGATGGAATTTTGCGTCATTCTCATACCAACGGTAAAATGTAATACGGTCTATGCCAACCGCCTTGCACGTCTTAGTGATGTTGCACAGTTGTTTGGCATAGATTTCCAAAAATTCCGCCTTATTTCTCGCCGTATTCCTCATTTTTTTATGCTGTTACATTTGTTACTTTTGTTTCGCGTGAAACATATTGAAAACTTGCTGTTACTCTGTCAGTGCTTCTTTTTACATTGCGCCTATTTAAACAGCCGTCCCCTGATTGTCTTTTTTTTGCAGTCATCGCCCAAGATGGATTTCGTTTTAAACTATTTATCATCATAGGATTAGATGTTGTAATCAACATTCCTTTCCCTTTTTTGATAAATTCGTCTTTAACTATATTATCAAGCACTTTCCCTGCAATGCCGCAGCCTTGAAAATCAGGCAATACAACAATACGCGAAACGCGCCAAAAGTTTTTCTTGTGCTGATGCAAAAATGGCAAAAATGCCACAAATGCGCAAAGTTTGTTATTGGCTGTTATTACGTAACATTGAGAACTTACATTAAGGTCGCCACTTAAATAATGATATTTTTTAAAAATATTCCAATATTTTCTTTTTTCTCTGACTTGATACAATCCGAGGTTGATGTTTGGTTTATTTTTTTTTTGCCCTTCGCATTTGCGAAAGGTCATTGAATTTGTATCGAATACCCAATCAGGTAAAAGCCAATCTTCTACGTCAAAATGGCAAGTTACGGCTATAAATTTTTTGTTGGTTTTTCGTATTGCTTTTTGCATTGCGAAACTGCCAATTTGAGCGACTTGTCTATCAACCACACTTGTAAACTCGTCAAAGACAAAAAAATCCTTTTCGTCAAGTATGGCGCGTGCTAAATCAACTCTCATTTTTTCTCCGTTGCTTAAAACGGAATATGGTTTAAGCCAACTTGGTACAGACGCAAACCCTACCGAGGAAAACGCCTTTGTGATTTCCTCAACTGTTTTGCCTTGCGGCATATCATCAACAACGGCTTCTTTTGTATATGTAAAGTTTGTAATATAAGCGTCGGGAAACAACTCTTTCGCAATGGTCGTTTTGCCCGTGCCGCTATTACCGACTATTAATCCTACTTGCCAATCACAATCCAAATCAATTTGACCTACAAAACGCTCCTCTATGGTTTCATTTTGTAAATCAAAAGTTCCCTTGATGGCTGCAACTCTGAATGTGTTGCTCGGTGTGCTTTTTTTTATAATGTCAAAACTTTGCATTTGTACCCTTTGCTATTTAATTCATTAAATAATTGCTCTTGCTCTCTTTCCGATGTGCAAATTACATCAACGTGAAATTCCACTTTGTCATCTGCCGATATATCTTGCGGCTCATCTTCCGCATTTATTTCTGCACCCCAATCCGTCGGCAACTCCACGCCCCAATCTTCCATTTCTGCCGTGTCCCATTCGTTTGCCACTACGTCCCAGTCGTACTCGCCAAAATTTTCATTGTCTTTGATTGCGTATTGGCGCAACTTTTCAACCGGCGTTTCTGTATCAAGCACCTTGCAAGGCAATTCCTTGTAACCGATTTCTTTGCAGGCTCTGTAACGCATATTACCGCCGATAATCACGAATTTGCCGCCGTGGGGATAAACGAGCAATTCGCGAAGTTGGAGCATTTCGGGCGCGTCCTCGATGCTCTTTTTTAACTTTTCGTATCGGTGGTCGCGAATTTGGCGCGGATTTTTGGGGAGTCCCTCAATCTGTCCGTCATTCGTCGTCAAGTCTTTTATGTTGATGTTTTTCGTTTCCATTTCAGTTATTAAGTTTTACTTAAAATGTTGTTGCACGTGAAACAAAGTTACGGCTTGCCAAAATTCGGTGGTGTCTGTAATATACACCTGCATCTGCTTGTCGTCTTCTGAATAAAGCGACAAACACCACTCCGCCGTATTCCGCCACCTTTGGCAAAAGACCGTGCCAACGTTTGGGATTTTCTTTTTGAACGCTGTGCCGCGCTCCATAAAATCCATAACATCAAAAAGTTTTGCCAAAAAATCCGCCGTTATGTTATGCTGCAATGTTAACATCTTGTTTTCCTTTGTTTGTGAATTTCTCTACAAATTGCGTATCCATCCTTTTCGATAGGATTTTTACGCAATTCCTTACATCCATATCCGCCAAGTAATCTATGCCGTCGGGGAGTAAGTTTGTCGCCAAAACTGCATCCTCAAAATTCTTTACTTCCCTTTCGGGCTTGATGCGCTTGATTGTTTTGTGTATGTCGTAACCCTCTGAAATATACTTCCACGGATTATCCAATTCGTCAAAAATTCTGACAGCGTGATGCAACAACGTGCCGACTGTCAGAAACTCCGCCAAAATGCTTTCATACACACAATCGTTGTACGATACCAATTTAAACAGACACCTTTTGAGCATTTCAATATCGGGTGTCAGTGCGTCCGTCACCTCGCCCAAAAGTCTGTTAATTATCGCAATATCCTTTTTCGCGCTGTCCTCGTATCTGCATTGAAATTGGAATAGCAACGTCTGACGCTGCGTTAATCCGTTTTCAGTAAGCCAAAGACCGTGCTTGAACTTATGCAAATGGTTGAGCCATTTGTCATCTTTTACCATTTCTTTTATCTTGCGGACTTCGTTCAAAGATAGCCATTGGCACATTAGCGATTGTGTCGCCACTACTTCATACGGAAGTCCCGCGTTGCTGTTGTTATTCATTTGTTTTTCATTTTTTAGGCGGTAAGGGGAACGCCAATTTATCGTAATTTTCTGCCATAATCTTGTACCAAGCATCTGCATCAAGTTGCACGGCGCGTGGATATTCGATTATGCTGTCTTTCGGTGCTGCCATCCACCATAAACCCAATTTGCCTTTAATTGGCAACTCGACAACGGGGCGCGGGTTTCTAAAAAGCCACCCCCACCCTTTTTTGATGCTCTGCCAATTTTCACGTGAAACACGTGTACACATCCAATCTTTTTCCGTGAATTGCTCCACGGGTTTGATGTCGTACAACTCCGCGACCCCTACGGTGATGCCGTTTCGCTCTGTATGCCCCACCCCCTTCTGTGAGGAACATATCAAAACGTCGCCGCGATATTTCAAAGGTCTTGAACGTAATTCAATGCTCTTTTCGCCGAATGTTACGCCGTTGGCATCGGTGTAAGCCGGTGTTATTAAGGCATCGGCAAATGGCTGTTTCACGGTCAAGCATCGAAACATATCCACCGTTTCGGGGTTGTGTTGCTGTATCATAGTATTTCGATTAAAATGGCAAATCGTCGTCTTTGGGCGGTGCTGCCGCCGGTTGCTGCATCGTTGTTTGCTGCGGCTGTCCGTACAGTTGCGCCGCCGTGTCTTGTTGCTGCGGTTGCGCCGTTGCATCTTGAACCGCCAAACGTCCCAAAAGGTCTATTTTTTCGGCGTGTACTTCGGTGATGCGCTTTTGTACATTGTCGCTGCCTACATATTCGCGGGTCTTAGTCTTGCCCTCAATGTAGATTTTATCGCCTTTGTGGACGTATTGCTGCACCACGTTTGCAAGGCTGTTTTTGGCAACAATGTTAAACCATTCGGTGCTGTCGGGTATCTGTCGCCCGTCTTTCGTAGTGTATCCCTTTTCAGTGTACGCCACGGAGAAATTGGCAACCGTGCCGCCGTCTGCAAAGGTGCTTATCCTCGGCTCTTGTCCCACGTTGCCAAGGATAATTTGTTTGTTCACTCCCATAATTTTTTGATTACGTTGATTATGTCAATAACGGCATTGATGTATGCGGCGGCTGTCAGTATCAGCCACACCCACACCCAAAATTTATACCGTTTCATTTTTTTGTCTGTCTTTGTCGTTTCCATAGCAAACGATTTTAATTTTGTTACTGCAAAGATAACAATAATTTTTGTATAATGCAAAATTTATTGTTAATTTTTTGTTTTACGTGAAACAATTTTGCCGTTGTCTTGAACATCAAAACCCCAATCATCGCAAAGACTTTTGCGGTATGTTTCGACGGCATAATTGATTGCATCTTCAAGGGTGATGCGGATTTCACTTTCCTTGCGTCTTGATGTTGTTGTTGCTGTTTTTGAATATGCCGCGCACGTCTCAACATCGTAAGCATAACCATCGCCACAAAAGGCGATTGCGGCTATCTTACCAAGTCTGATTTCGCCACCTACAAGTATATATACTTTATCGTGGACGCTGTAAGCCGTTTTAAAGTTAATTACTTCCATTTCTTTTATGCGCCCGATACTTGACCGGGCGCGGTTGTTGTTATTCTGATTGTTTACGCCGCTCTCATTCTGTTACGCCTTGCGCTTTCGTTGATTTCGCGGGCGGTCTTAGCAAGGTTGGCAATTACATTGCTGTAATGCTCTTTGATTGCCACTTTGACTTTTGCATCAAGCAACGTTGCGAATGATGCTGTTACCGTGATGCTGCCGCCGTCCTTGAATGTTATCTCGGCAACCTTTTTGCCGTACTGTCCGTGTGTGTAGGCTACCTTTGCGCCGTCCATCAACATTGTTTTCTTTGCTGCTTTCATTTTCTTTGTGCGTTAAGTGTTCAACTTTTGTTTTTTGATTACGATACAAAATTACAATTAATATTTGTATCGTGCAAATTTTTAACGTTAATAAATGTTAACTTTGCAAGATTTTTTACACTGATTGTTGAAGTTGATTATTTGACGCAATAGGTATGCTTTTGGATTGTCGGCGTTTCTGTTACTTGTTTTGTTTCTGATTTTGGTTTCGGGATTGTCGCCGCCCTCGGATAGTCGCCATTTTTCAATCTTGAATAAAAATGCGAAAAGCCGAAAATGTAGGCGGGCGTAAACCACGCGGCGCGATATTCCAATTTTAAAGCATCGCCCAAACGCACCACGGCGGGAACTCCCAACAACGACAATGTTAGGTACGTCATAAAAAAACATCTTGCATCAATATCGCCGCAATCGACAAAGCAATTCCACGAATAGTTGATGCCGTTGCTCCTTAGAAACTCCATCGCCGCCACAATCAGACCGCCTGCGCCAACGGTCGGCTCTTGGATAGTCATTATATAATTGCTGTCCTCTGCTATTTTGGCTTTGATTGTGTCAATGCCAGTTCCTACCATCGCCGTCATTT